AGCTGCGAGCTACGGGAATAAGGGCGATGCCTGTGGCCATGGTGGCTCCATGTAGAAATTACCGAAATTGTACTCCTAGGGGGGCTAGGGTCAAGTGTAGGCGTACGAAGAGCGTTTAACTTCCCTGCGCGTCTGCTGTAAACCAAATCCACGGATGTTCATGTCGATCACTGCGGCTCCGTACTGTAGCGCGTCGTGCACATGTGACCACTCGTTCTTGTCCGGCTTGTCTTCCATCTCGCCCGACTTCTTAACCTTGTACCGGTACCCAGACCTGAAACCCTTGATGAGCGCCCAGCAACCGGGGTCGACGAGAAACAGTGCTTTGCCTTCAAGCTGCTGGGTGAGCAGCCGCTCCACTGCCGCGATGCGTTTGTCCGGGTCGTTCGTCGGTGGTTTGACGCACTTAAACCCAGCGTTCTTCAGCGCGTCAACGAGCGTCATCTCGTTGAGCTGCTGTTTCATAAATCCTGCTGGATCAGGTGCGCAGACGAACTGATAGCCTTGGTAGTTATTGGAGATGTGTGGGTTGAGCTTAGTGCTGATGAACGTCTCGATGCCCATGTTCTCCGAAGTTATCTCACTAAGCACCAGTACCCGTCCACGCGGGTCTCGCTGCATGAAAACTGCTGATGGCGTGCGCCCAAAGTCAAGTCCGATGGTGATGGGATAGTCAGCGTTCTGTATCGGCTTGATGCGCTCTTTAGCCACGTGGAAATCAGCGGTGAACGTCTTGTCGTACACGGGCATGCCGGACAGGCTCTTGCCCCACTTACCATGCACGTACACGTCGACCCAGTCCTCGCTCTTGCCCTCACACAAGTCCTCGTAGTAGTTCGATGGCAAGTGCTGCACCCAGTCGGCTTCATCGCTGAGGCCACTCGGCTGGATGGTCACGTGCACCTTCTCAGGGTCTGCGCTGGTTAGGTACTGCTCCCAGTGTGCGTCAAGGTCAGGCGGGTTAGTCGCGCCCCAGACTTTCTTCATCTGCACGCCGTTGTCATCCACGCAGCCCTGCACGGGGTTACCTTTGTCGTCTACACCCCACTGTGGCCGGTGCGGCACCATCATCCCGTTAGGATACCGGCCCAGACGACCAGTAAGCGCGTCGAACACATCTGCGTTGATCTCGCGCACCTCATCCACCATCGCAAATGACAGCTGCAGCGAGAGTAGACGCCGCACGTCGTTAGCATCATCCAGTCCCCGAAATAGCACGTCACACTCAACATCATCAAAGCGCAGCGTAAAGCGCAGCTCCGTGCGGTGATAAACACCGGCTTGACCCTCGGGGAACAGACCCAAGAAATCTTTGATCGTCGAGTCCAGCAACATCTGCCGAGTGTTACGCACCACTGCACAACGAGAGCGACGAATACCATCGGCGCATGCTGCGACTTTACGGGCCTCAATCGGAATCTTCATGAGGGAGGCGGTAGTTTTTGTCGAGCCCACCGGCCCAACGATGAAACTCTGGAACTTGTCGCTCAGTAGGTACGGCGTTACGCTGTTGACCGGGGTGTAGTTGACGCTCATGTGTAGTCATCCCCTGCATACTCGTAATTCTCGTCCTCGACCAATAATATCGGCGTTTTTTGCACGATTTCTGCAATTTCAGTGGTATTTTGGGGGGTCTCAGCCTCTAAAACCAGCGTTTTTTGGGCCGAATTTGGGGTGCTAGGCAGGTTAATTGTGATCGAAAAACCCGGTCCAGCAGTCGAAATTGCGTTGTTTTTGGGCTTCAAATCGCCCCAATCGACCAAGTTTTCGATCATTTTTGCCCTCGTCGCAGCTGGCACGTCAGGGTCTTTGGCCATGTGGTACGCCACAGGCAGCAAATCTTCGGCAAGAACCCGACTTTTTGCTGCGAAAGAGAAACCATTCTCCCTGAGCTCAGTCGTGTACGCCTCCAAGTAGCGTTGGAACTGTGGGTTTGCTGCTATTTGATCGTATTCTGTCTGCGTGAGGCCTTCCCCTGCAATCACACCATGGATTGGCAACTGGGCCCCCACGTTGTTTCGCGCTATGGACAAAGCAAGTTCACGCAGCAGCTGATCTGAGTTGATTGAGCTGTGCATGTGCGGAATGTAACACGAGAAAAAATTTTTGGGAACGCTCTTTGTGGGGGCGGGGTAAAAATATCTGGGGGATATGTGGGTAGTTTGGTTGAACTTAAAAAATTGGCCTTGTTATGAGAGGGAGGGATATTGGGGGGGGGCGGGGGGTACCCCCTATGGGGGGCCTGTGGGGGACACTACTATCATCACCAGCTCCAACTATTCTTTGCGAAACCCACATTTAATTCTGAACTACGATATAATGCATACATGCTGAACAACACAGCATAACGGCCCAGCGGTTCTGGGATTACTACTGATAGGAGCCTACCATGGCACGCAAAGCAGACATCTTGTCCTTCTCCAAAACCATCGCGTCTAAGCGCGAAGACGTGGCCCGCGCTCGCGCTGAAATCACCCAGCTAGCGGATCAGGCCGCTGAGTTCAAGGCCGCGTATGCAATCGCCAATTTGATCGCCCGCAAAGCTGAGTCGCTGGATTTCACACGCTGGACGCATGCCACACCTGAGACACGCACAGACTATGAAGGCGTTGTACAAAACTCGCTCATGTTGGTGGTCGAAGACTGGGTCACCAGCCTGAAAGACGGCCCCGTCCCAGCGCTGTGCGAGTTCGTTATGGCGCAGGGGCTCGAAGCCACAGGCTCTACAGACTGGGCAAGCGATTCATTCGCCGAGCGCAAGTTCAAGTTCGCCGGTCGGATCGGCACGGTCGACCTGCAGGTGCGAGTGATCGCAAACATCAAGGACGGCTCAGACGCCTGCCGCAAAGTCGTGACGGGCACCACCCTCAAAGAGGTCAACACCTATGAAATCGTCTGCGCTTGATGTCCTGAGCGCAGTCGCAGTGGGCCTCGCGCTCACTGCTCTGGCCCTCCACTACTTCGATGTCCTCTTCTTCTGAAGCCAGCCCGCGAAAGCGGGCTTTTTCACGCCCAAACTATCACACTACTATCATGTCCGGCCCTTGACAGGCGTGGCCATTGTCGATCCAGTATGCGACAACCCACGTCACCAGACAGCCTAGCTATCCCCTCGACTACTATCACGCGAAAATCCCGTGGGATTATTAAATTGTGGACAAACCCGCCATTTATCCCTTATAATTGAGCCATGCCAGCAAGGCATGACCGCCGGGGGTTTCCCGGATCACTTGTTTATTGGAGTCTCTCATGGCCAAAGCCACTACACCATCCGCCGCACCAGTTGCACCACCCGCCGCAATTATCGCGCACCGCGATGCCGCCGCCGGGGCATTGATTCTCAAAGCGGGCGAAGCCGCCGCGACAATGTTGCAATCTTGCAAAGAAGCCGCCGCACTGGCCGCGAAGCAATTAAACCCCACGACACCCGTTGGCCAGCGCATTGCCGATGTTGTCGCGTTGTATAGCGCGGATTTCACCGCCGCCGGTCACAATGTGCGCGCTTTGTTCGTTGACGCGTTGACCCTTCACGCCGCCGCGCAAACCCCCGTGACCGTGTCGGCCATTGTGGACGGGAAAAAAGCGGATGTGCACGTCACCGCCGCCGATGCAGTCAACATGCCAAAACACGCCATGCGTGACGCCGCAAAACAAGTGCGCGAAGCTATCGGAACCGCCCGCAAAACGTCAACCAAAACGAAAACCAAAACCGCGCCCAAAATGCCCGCCGCCGCGCCCGCGCCGGATATGACCGTGACCGCCGGGGAAATTGACGGGTTTTCGCAGTGGCTTGCGAATTTTGACGCATATTTTACTGACGCGATTTTCCACCAAAAAATTGTCGCCCGTGCGATTGAATGCGGGTACATCATCAGCAAAGCCGCCACCGGGCGCAAAGTGACCGGCAAAGCCAGCGCGTAACCCAAGGCCGCAAGGCCTTGCCAAGCCCCCGAAAGGGGGCTTTTTTTCGCCCGGAACTATCACTACTATCACGCACGCCAGCACCATCTACTATCACGGACTACTATCACGCTCGCGTGGTTTTCGCGCAACAGCTAATCCCATGGGATGAGCGACGAACGACGTATGAGCGACGAACGACGAACGACGGATGAGTTGCAGCAGTACCCGACGCATGGCGCAAAGCCTGAAATCTACAATCCTTACACGATGCTGACTGACCCTCTGGAACCCGCATAAACACTGGGTTCGTTGCTGCTAAAGCCCTATCCATGCGGGTTCCAAGGCATTTAGACGCGGAAAGCACCTATCCATGCGGCCTGCTATAAAATGCCATTTTGAGTAAGTTGCGAGTAATCCCATGGGATTAAAAGTCCTTTAAAATCAACAACTTACGGGCACTAGAGCGGGCAAAAGTGGCCTATAGATAGATTAGTTAGTAGATGATAAATTATTAAAGGAAAACCTAAAGTCCCCCCAGTCTCTTTAGCAGCTCTCCGACCGCCATACCCCCCTACCACAAGAAATCTCTCTCTTGTTTAAAAACTAACTATTCTATCTAAAGTCCCGACTTTCTCTTTAAAATCAACGACTTGCGTGTAGCAGCCTATTTTTTGTAGGGTTATATTCCAACTACAGTCCTAACTAAAGTCAAAACAAAAAACGCCAAAATCCTGTAGGATGTTAATAACCCTACGTCCCACTCAAGTTTAGATAGCTTTTTGCTTGGCTTGACAAGCTACGAGTATTGTGATACAATATAGTCTGTTGAGTGGGAAAGCGTCCAGCGCCGCCCTGCACAGCAAAACCTTAATCCCACGGGATTAGCCATTCACTCATTCACTTACTAATGGAGTTCACCATGTCATATTCACACGCTTCTGTAAGCCACGCATTGATCCAGTGCAAAGGCCGAGACGGTTCCCGTATGAGCACATCAGCCCCGAGCGTACCCATGCTGCTGGCTGACAATCAATTCGACCTGCTCTGCTACGGCATCAGCTATCGCACCACTGTGTGCAAGTATGTGTTCAACCGCAACACCCGTCAGCATGAGTTGTGGGTAACTCCACAATACTTTAGTCAATCCACCAACCGCCACATTTCACATTTCCGTGCAGGATTCATGGCCAAGCACTCCAGCGAGAACATTTTTACAACGCCTGCGGCCAGCTCGCCCGGGTCGTACATCAGCCGTACCGACAAGTTATTTGCACAGAACGCACTGAATGTGACCAATGCAGAGTTGCCAGACGTTGACCAGCCACGTCTGCGTGAAGCCACGCGACGGGGAACGCTTGCATCTTGCTTGCATCGCATTGACGTGGCCACTCGCAACATGACAAAAGGCGTGTCGCTGGACACACCCGACGCTGACACTCTGTATAACTTGCAGGGTATGAGCCACTTTATTGAGATGCTCATGGACACGCCTGACATTGACGAGGTGCGTGCCGCTGTGAAGGCCCACATTGCCCTGAACAAATACTAATCCCGTGGGATTAAGGAGAACAGCATGAAACAAGAATACAAAGGCCCATCCGAGCCAATCCCCACACACCGCGAGCTCATCAGCGACCGTGCTGAGCGTGTGATCTTTTTACTGCTGGCCATCTTCATGGCCGTGTACCTTTATTTGGAGTGAACCATGAGCAACGACATCTACCACCAAGAAAATTACACCCACAAGAACGGCAAGACGTACCACGTGTGCTGGTACTACGACCATGACTACGGCTCACCGCTGGAGAACGGCGACTGCTACGGCGTGACCGAGCGCCTCGACTGGAACCCCACCAACGAGGAACAGCTGGAGCAACACATTGCCGACTACGAGCCCGAGCTCGAAGAGGAGACCCGCCTGCGCCTGATGCGTGTGCTGCAGAGACCCCAGAGCTGGGGCCGCCAAGGGCTTTACTACGACGTACTATCATCCCTGCACTTGGCGCGGACTGAGTGGGGCGTTGCGCCCGAGCGCTGCATGGAAGTTGTGGACAAAGACTTCGAGTTCCTCAAGGGCTGGTACGACGACGACTGGTTCTGGCTCACCGTAGGTGTGGCCC